ATGCAATCATTGTTGACACGGATACAAACGATGCCGCTGAAGGTTTTGTGACTGCAGCTGCTTCAGATACTATTACTTTAGATGGTAGTACAACTGGAGGATTAGCTGGATCAATCATAACTTGCAAAGCAATCGGTGCAAACAGATGGGGCGTTCAAGTCACATCAGGTGGTACTGGTAACTTAGCTACACCTTTTAGTGCAGCAGTAAGTTAATAATTAATTTAGTATGGGGCTTCGGCCCCATATTTAAATTTTAAGGAGAAAATATGGATTCAGATCAAACAACATTAAATAAAACTACAGGTGCAATTTCTCTTTTAAGAGGAGCTAGAACTAGAGTTACTTCTATTCAAGGTAGAGGTGAAGCAGGTTCCGTTTTATTATTACATGATTCAGCGACAACAGGCGCTGCAGATTCAGATAATTTAAAAGCTACCTATAAGTTTGAGACAGAAGGATTAGAGGTTTACATACCTGGTTCTGGTATTTTGTTTGAAAACGGAGTTTGTGCTACTTTAACACAAACATCTGGCTCAGACGGAAGCGTTACCATGACAATTACAGGAGCATAGTAAATGGCTAATACTACTTCGGGAACAGCGACGTTCGACAAAACATTTGCTATTGATGAAATAATAGAAGATGCTTTTGAACGTATTGGATTAAATTCTGTAGCAGGTTATCAATTAAAATCTGCAAGAAGATCTCTTAATATTTTATTTCAAGAATGGGGTAATAGAGGTATTCACTATTGGGAAATAGATGAACTTGATTTAGATTTAATTGAAGGTCAAGCAGAGTATGATTTTTTTAGATCAAGTGATGACGGTACGAGTGCTACATCAAATCCAAATGGTATATATGGAATATCCGATGTTCTTGAAGCACAATTAAGATCTAATAGAACTCAAACAACACAATCAGATAGTCCCATGACAAAAGTAGATAGATCTACTTATGCAGGATTTTCAAATAAACTATCAAAAGGCACACCTAATCAATATTGGGTAGAAAGATTTATTGATAAAGTTAGAGTGCACGTTTACCCAACTCCTGATTCTACAAATGCATCCAAAGACATGCATTTTTATTACATAAAAAGAATTCAAGATGTTGGTGATTATACAAATGCAACAGATGTTCCATTTAGATTTGTGCCTTGTATGGTTGCTGGACTTGCATTTTATATTTCACAAAAATATCAACCACAACTTACACAACAAATGAAACTTTATTATGAAGATGAATTAGCTAGAGCGTTAGCAGAAGATGGTTCAGCTTCTAGTACATATATTACACCAAAAGCATACTATCCAGGAACATAATGGCAAAATACGCAACCGGTAAATACGCAAAAGCAATATCAGATAGATCAGGTATGGAATTTCCATACAAAGAAATGGTTAGAGAGTGGAATGGGTCATTCGTACACGTATCAGAATTTGAACCAAAACAACCACAATTAGAACCAAAACCAATGAATGGTGATTCTATTTCTTTGCGTAATGTAAGACCAGATAGAACAGAAACAGCTGTTCCTAATCTTTTACCTTCAAATCCTTTTACTATTACTAATGGGTCTACAACAGTATCAGTTAATGAGCCAGATCATGGAAGATCAACAAGTGATACTGTTAGATTTAGAGATGCCTCAAATGTTGCAAATTTACCAGCAGCAACAATAAATGCATCAGGGGGGTATACAATCACTAAAGTTAATGATAATAATTATACTTTTAGTTCTGGAGTTACAGCTTCAATAACATTAGAAGGAGGAGGTGACATAGCTTCAGCAGGGCCAGTCACAGTTACAGCATGATAAATAAAATTTGGAATTGGATTAAAAATATATTTAAATCAGAAAAACAAGATCCGCATATTGTTTTGTATGAAGAAGTAGAACAACCTAAACCAACACATTGTCAAGGACATTTAAGATTTAGAAAATCTTGTCCTCGTTGTCAGGAGCTAGTAGCATAATGGCTGGATTAAGTGCATCAGGATTAAAGACACAAATAAGAAGTTATACTGAAACAGACTCTAATGTTTTATCTGACTCTGTTTTAGAAAATATTATTTTAAATGCACAATATAGGATTTTTAGAGATGTGCCTATTGATGCAGATAGAAAACAACAACTAGGTAATTTTGTTGCTGGACAAGAATCTATAAATGCTCCAGCGGGATGCGTATTTGTTAGAGCGATACAAGTATACGATACAAATGGATCAGCTATTACAGGAGCTAACAGATTTTTAGAAAAAAAAGACATGTCTTACCTTCAAGAGTATCAAGATATAACAGGAACATCAGCTGCACAAGGTCAACCTAAATATTATGCGATGTTTGGTGGTGCAACTGGAGAGTCTGATACTACATCAGGTAGAATATTCTTGTCTCCAACTCCAAACACAACCTATAGATTTAGAATACATTTTAACAAAGCGCCAGCATTATTAGAAAATGATGATACTAATTATATTAGTCTTAACTTTCCAAATGGGCTGTTATATTGCTGCTTGTCAGAGGCATATGGCTTTTTAAAAGGTCCAATAGATATGTTGACACTTTATGAAAATAAATATAAACAAGAAGTACAGAAGTTTGCTAATGAACAAGTTGGCAGAAGACGAAGAGATGACTACACAGATGGTGCTGTTCGTATTCCAGTAAACTCAGCAAACCCGTAGGAGATAAATTATGGCAATATCATCAGCAATATGTTCAAGCTTCAAACAAGAGCTTTTACAAGGTAAACACAGTTTTGAATCTTCAGGTGGTCACACTTTTAAAATTGCATTATATGATAGTGACGCAAGTTTAGGTGCTGCTACAACAGATTATTCAACATCAGAAGAAATTTCAAATACATCAGGATCTGCATATACTGCAGGTGGTGCAACTTTAACTAACACTGGAGTTGGATTAACAAGCACAACTGCATTTACAGATTTTAGTGATGTGACTTACAGCTCAGCTTCTTTTACTGCAAATGGAGCCTTAATATATAATACAACAACAAATGGTGGATCATCAACAACTGATGCCGTTTGTGTAATTGCATTCGGCGGAGATAAAACTGCTAGTAATGGAACTTTTAAAATAGAATTTCCCGCAAATAATTCTTCAGCAGCAATCATTAGATTAGCGTAGGAGGTCGACCATGTCGACAACTTCAGGATGGGGCAGGTTCACCTGGGGCCAAGCTAATTGGAATGCAGACACAACTCTTAAAACAGGTTGGGGTGCACAAGCTTGGAATGGTTCAGGTGGCTGGGGAGATCTTTCTGATCAAACTGTTTCTGTTTCCTTAACAGGCATACAAATAACATCTAGTATTGGTTCAGTTGATGTACCAGATCAAGTAATTACACCAACTGGTTTAGAATCTACTTTTTCACAAGGTGAAGCTTTTGTTCCTGTTGTTATAGACGACACATTATCTATTACATCTTCTGTTGGTTCAGTGTCCGTGGTTGATATGCAAGTTGGCTTGACAGGCTTGTCATCAACATTTGCTATTGGATCTGTAACAGTCAATGATATGACTGTTGGATTGACTGGTCAAGATATGACTTTAAGTCAAGGAACTGCAAAAGCACCAAACGAAACAGCCATTCTTTCTGGAGTATCAGCAACATTTAGTCAAGGAACTGCACAAGGTATTTCTTCACAAGAAGCTTTATTAACAGGCGTAGAATTTACAGCTAGTATTGGTTCAGTTACTATACCAAATGACGTAGTTCAACCATCAGGATTACAAGCAGAGTTTACTCAAGGTTCAATTATAGGATTAGGTGGTGCTGTAGTTCAACCTACTTCTTTAAGTATGACAGGTAGTGTAGGAACTCTAGATCCTAATGATATGACTTTAGGGTTAACTGGTCAGTCATTTAATGCTAATGTTGGCTCTATTTCAATACCAGATATTACAGTAGGATTGACAGGACAATCAGCATCATTTAGTATTGGTGCTGTAGATATTTTTGCTTATGGGGATGTTGACCCAGGTGCAAATATATCATATACTAATGTTTCAACAGGTTCGAATGATACATATTCTGATGTTGCAACTGGATCAAATACAAGTTATAGTGACGCTGCATAATAGGAGATAATTTATGGCATCAACATATACGCCTTTAGGTGTTGAACTTCAAGCAACTGGTGAAAACGC